ATGCTGGTTAGACTTTTTTGAGTATCATACTTCGCAAGAGTTTTATAATCTAGTGTTACGTATGTTTAATGAAAGACGTTGGATTAAAGACGAAAAAGTAAAAGTTAGACACACAGAAGGAAATGCAGGTATAGTTACTGATACACAATTTGTAATTCATAAACCTATCACTAAAGGAACAACGAGAACACCGCACATAGACAATCCAGTAGAAATATATGCTGGTTTACTTTATATGAGGCAAAGAGGAGATAAAGCAAAAGGTGGAGATTTTGTGATATACGATACACAACCAATGAGTACTGTTGTAGAAGGAACCGGTAGACAAATAACAAACAATCACAAACTAAAAGAATACAAAACTATTCCTTATAAAGAAAATACTTTTGTAATGTTTTTAAACTCAAATAAATCTGTGCATGGTGTAACACCTAGACAAGATCCAGGACACGATAGACTGAGTATTAATATTATTGCTGAGGTTAATAACAAATCAAATCGTTTGTTTAAATTACTCGAGGTCAGAGAGTAAACGCCAAGCAGTACCGTTACGCATTTCTTCCATAGAAAAATTATTATAAGCAAGTGAACTAAACAGAGACATTCGATCTCCGTATACAGGTGTTTCAATTTTAGTCAAATCACTTTCTGATATAGGTGCCGCTCCGCACACATCTTGTTCACAAAACACCGGAACACCATTAGTGAAACTTTCAATCATTGTGTTACTGTTGTATGTTACACAGGCAAAATATTCATTCCAATCTATAGGTCCAGCACTTTTATTTGTTGGTATATCCATTTTAATCGTTGCTCCTACATGGTCTTTTGTAATGCCTGGATTGTATGGTTTGTCTCTAATAACCAGTTCTCTATCCGTGTTTTCACGCAGTATTTTAACAGTATTTTCTAGCCAGTGTGTAGCACCAAAGAAGTCTGCAATGGCGTTTGTAGGGGGCAGTATGAGGATCTTAGACCCCTTTTTATGCCATGGTTTGATGTTTTGTTTAAAGTATTGCTCATATCGGTCGTTTGGTCTTTTGAACAATTTGGTTTGACAATGTGCATTTTTTGTTATTCTTAACCAATGAGGCTTGTCATGAGCATTGGTAAAATAACCATGATCCATGAAGTAAAAATCTTTATTTTCTTTTTCGCACCATTTGTATACCTCACCTGATCCTGCAAGTATTCCATACATTATTAAAGTTTCGTTTGGTAACTCATTTAATTCTCTCCAATGAAACATCTTAAATGATCCCGGGGTACCTTGCACAAAAGCATCAACATATCTTTGAGTTCTTGGTTTAGTTGTGTGTATACCTGCTATCATTTATATTCCTTAATGAATGTTTTAAGTACATCAACATCTGCATTAAGATGTCTTTCTCGTATTTTGCTCCATACATAATCATCTCTAAAATTAATATCTAAATGTTTCCTGACTTGTTTTCCTGTATCATCAAATACCTTTTTTGCTTTGATTGTAACGTTTGGGAAAAATAAACATCTGTTAAGTTTCCTGGAAACTTTTTGTGTATATGTATCTACGTACCAATGCCAAAAGAAAGGAGGTACAAAATATCCTAATGTGTCTATCCAATTTTTGTGTACTAAAAAATGTGGAGAAGAAAAAGGAATATCTCCTATTAGTGTTGGCTTTGTTGCTTGTAATAATTTTTTAGGTTTATTTTTTTCTTTTCCGTCATATGGAATAGCCATTAAAATTTTATCTGGATAATCATTAAATCCGTCAGTCATAATCTTATCCCAGTGTTGGGTTTTAAATTGTATATCGTCGCCTGCTAAAAATACATAATCAAATTTAGCCTTCTCTGCCATCAAGTTCCAACTGTAACAAGTAGATCTATTAGGACCTACTGTGTAGTGTTTTTTATCAATGGTGTCTTTATATTCTTGTAACGTAGGGTCGTCGTCATTGAGATAAATTAAAAATTCTATATCTCCTGCGGTGGTATCATACGCAGTATCTATCATTCTTTTTGCTAGTTCAGGTCTGCCTCGCGATGGACAACTGATAGAAATCATATTAATTTATTCTTCCAAGTATCTGGAGTGTGTTCATTAATAATTTCTAAAGGTAAATGATACTGAAACTTTTTTGTTCCACGTAATCTAATATAATCTGCTGTCTTCTTAACTGACTGTCGCATATTAGTTGCTGTACTGTAACCTAATAAATCTCTTGCCTTGTCAGATGAACACGTTGCTAGTTTTACTTCTTTAGGTCTGTCTTTATGATGTATTGGATCTAAATTTATTCCAGTTTCGTTTGCACAGGCTTCTGCTAATTCATTAATAGTAACAGGTTCTTCGTCCGGTCCAATATTGATTACTTCACCAACAACATTATCCTGAAATGCAAGTGCGTTTAAGCAATATAGACAATCGTCAATATAACTGAAGCATCTTTGTTGTTTGCCATCACCATATATAATAGGTTGTTTGCCTTGTAACATTCTGTTCAACATGATAGACATAACGTTTCTAAATGGATCATCATACTTCTGTCTTGGTCCAACAATGTTGTGTGGTACAGCAATAACATACTCAACTCCGTGTGTTTCGCATAAATTTCTCAATACATCCTCGCCGGCCTTTTTTGCGATACCGTATGGATCCTGGGGACGACATTCGTAAGTTTCTTTGTACGGTACTTCATCATGATGACCGTATCTTGCCATGCTTGAACAATATACAATACGTTTTACTTTGTTCCTTATGGCCGCTGTAATAGTTGTAACTGACGCTTCAAATATATTTCTTGTAACCAGCACAGGAGAAAATACTGACAGTCCTTCGTATGCCGTTGCGGCAGTGTGGTATACAATATCACATCCTTCCATTGCTTTAGTTAGATTTTCTAAATCAGTGCAATCTACTTGATGGAACTCTACATCTTGTGGCACATTATCTGTATAGCCACCGATCATATTATCATTACCAGCAACTGTGTGCCCTTGAGATATCATTAGGTCTGCTAGGTGCGAACCTAAAAATCCTGCCACTCCTGTTATAAAAACTTTAGCCATTTTTAATAATTATCGGCAATATACCTTGTCAGGCCAAATGTTGATTATCTCATAAAAGCCTATTTCTTTTAGGTAACCTTCTATTTGAGTATTGCTTGATCCATATTTTTTTGTGTTGTTGTTAAGTTCGATCATTAGTAATTGTGTATTTTGTAATGTTTTTTCTGCACCATGTAACACTTTCATTTCGTATCCTTCAACATCAATTTTAATTAAGTCAACATCTGTCCATCCAAAAGAATCTATTGTTCTAATTGGAATTTTACCTTGACTTTCTTCGATCCTTAGTGCCTGTGTAAAATCATCTTTAGTCATGCTGAGAAATCCTTCCTTATCACCTAAAGCAAAAACCATAGGATTAATATTAGGATATCTACCTGCATTCCTTTCTAAACACTTGAAGTTAGTACTGTTAGGTTCAAATGCTTTAATACTACCTGCAAATTCTGACATTTCAGATGCCCATGTTCCACACCATGCACCGACATCAATTACTGTTCTAAATCTTTTTTGTTGAGACGTACACCATTCTTTAAACTTTAGCAAACATTTATTCTGTGTAAATGGTTTTCCCGACTTCCAATCTTCTATATGGATGTCATTATCTGGCACCCAAAAATCATTAACTTTTACTATCATAGTACTCTTTTATAATATTAACAGCAGTTCCGTTTGCAATTTCTTCTGGTGTAAATTGCTGATATGCTAATGAACATAACCACTGGTATGGGTCAGTAAAATTAGGACTTTCTATTTTACTTAAATCTGTAGATGCAACAGGCCTTGCAAAACTTTTCTCATGACAAAAAACAGGAACTCCGTTGCATATTGATTCTATTGCACTAATAGAACACGAAGTAACACAGGCCCATGCATCCTCTAGATCTTTTTCTAATGAGACTGTTGCTTCACTAGGTCCGGAGGTTCCTCTACCACGTGGCTTTACTCTTATTTTAATTGGACGGTCTGTGTGCTTTTTAATTTGTGCTATGGTATCATCTAGCCATGTTGTTTGTTTAAGATACATATGAATACCTGCAGAACTAGGACATACTAGAATATATTTTCCTGATCTTTTTGGTGGTTTAACTTTAATTTTAAACGAATCAAATCTTGCCGAATCAACACTTGTAAGTAATTTTGCATGAATGCTATTTTTACACATACGCCACCAATGATTGTCTGGCTTTAAGTTTTTATTGTCAAATCTTCCAAAATAAGGAGTGTCAGTAAACCAGTAATTTAGTTTTTTATGTTCTATCTTATGTACCAACTGGAGATTATTATTAACAAATCCCCAAAACATACTGTTATCAAGTGGATCTGTTGCTTTTGAATTATCTAATGTTTGGTAAGCAGTAGGCCAAGATTTCATTACACCGCCAAAAACTTCCCAGGCTTTGCTTTCAATATTTTCTAAAGGTGCATAAATTGTTAGCATAGTTATATTATAATTAAATAATTGTCATGATGCAAGTTAAAAATATTCAAAGTATTCAGTATTTCCATGACAAGTTTGATGTTATTGATTATCCCCAAGAGTATTTAAACTGGAAAACTAACCCAACGTATCTTGCTGAATTTGAAGATTGTATGGTGCATACTTGGCCTTTCTTAATAACCAAAATGGGTGGACTAATATCAGAACACGTTTGGCCTTTAACATGGAAACAAAAGAAAAAATTAGGACCTAGATCAGGAATATATCCTATGTGGGGAGAAAATGTTGACATTAATATTCCTCCGCCATCGAGAGAATTTACCGATACACAAAAGTATGTTTGGTTGCCTATAGACGTTTCGTCAGGAAACAATCCATGGCATATATGGATCGATGTAATTGCAAAAATGCGATTGATTGAAAAGAGATTAAACAAACCATTTAAAGAGTTTGTGTATGTTATGCCTCACAAAAGTGAATATATGGAAAAAGTTATTAGTGATATTGTGCCAGAAATAAAACTTATAGTAATGCCAAAAAATTCTACATGGAAGTTTAAACACATATACGTACCTACTATGTGTAATCATGACGACGGTGTTGTACTACCTCAATCTGTTAACTGGCTTCGTTCTAGATTTTTACACAAACACGTAGAAAAACCGTATAGAAAACTTTTTATTGACAGGGGTGTTGGCTCTAGAAAGTTGGCAAATAAAGATGATGTGTTTGCAATTTTAAAAGGATATGAAGTATTAAGATTAGAAGAAATGCCTATACTAGAACAAATGAAAGCATTTGCAGAAGCAACACATATAGTTGCTACGCACGGAGCAGGACTTGTAAATCTTTTATGGTGCTTACCCGAAACTCGAGTTATTGAAATTGTACATAAGCACACTGCTAAAAAAGTATATCCAAATCTTTCTCATTTATTAGGATTAAATCACAAAGTTGTAATGGGAGAACCTGTGCCTATTGCAAAAACAACAAAAGAAAAACAATATAAAAGATTAAATGATTATAATGATATTAAATTAGATTCTAGTATTTTAGCACGGAATCTGGAATAAACTTTTCCAGATCTTATTTCATCAATCGACCACATCATATAACCTAAGTCATTTAGCCATTGTGTTCTATCTGGGTATTTTGGATTTTCGATATCTTCTAAATTAGTGTTTGCTACTGGCCAACAAATTGCAAGATCTGAGGTAACAAAGGTAGGGACTCCACGAATACAAGAGTCGACGCTGGCAGTAGAATTGTGAGTAATAACAGCATGACAATTATTTAATGCTTCTTGAAAGTTGAATCTATAGTACTTTTTCTCATCTCCGGAGAAATGTTTTTGTCCAATTATTAATTCGCAATCTGGTGGAAACTCGTTTCTCCGTTCTTCCATTGATGCAACATTGTTAGGGTGTGGGCGTATTAAAAATTTTCTTTTAGTTAATGGTCTCAATTTTTTGTATACATCATTAAACCATTCTATGGGATCCAACCCGTTCATACTCCAGTTGTCTTTTGGTTGTAATACAAATAATATTGGAGCATCTGGATTAGGTTTTTGCCATTCGTAGTTTCCAATATTAAACAGTTGTTGCATTTCTTTCCATCTGTCGTCTGGTGAATTATCTGCTAAAAAATTTCCATTACGCATCGGAGTCCAAAGTGCAACTCTATATCTGTGATTTGGAACACCTGATGTATTACCAAAACTTGAACACAGTCCTCCGTCAAATGTTACTACAACACTACCTTTCTTCTTTGCATTCTCAACAAGCATATACCTTCTACCTTTAGTGTGATGTTGTTGTCTATCTCCACCATATCCGAACATAACCCCAATCGGTGCTGTAATATTCATTTCGCCGTCTTGTGTTGGTCCTGTCATATGCTCGTTAACAATTTCAACTTTATCGCCGGATGCTCTTACACCTTCTGCAAAATCGTATAATAGTTTGTAAGAATCGCCCCGTCTACGATCTTTTACTGTTCTTCTAAAAATTTGTACTGTTAGATTTTTCATTAAATATATATATAATTATCAAAGGAAATACGTCATGAGAACATTAGCGGTTGTAACAACTTTCCCACCTAACAGATGGGAGGCTTATGGAAAAAGAATGATTGAAAGTTTTATTGACCATTGGCCTGAGGATGTAAAATTATATGTATACTACGAAAAAGAATTGCCACCAATCACAAATCCTAAAATTGAATATGTAAATCTAGAAGAAGTAAATCCAGACTTACTAGCATTTAAAGAACGTCACAAAAACGATCCAGTTGCAAACGGAGAGTTAGAAGAAATAGAAGGCGGAGTAAGAAGACTTCCAGAAGCAGGAAAAAACGATAAAGGCAAAGGATCCTTTCTATGGGACGCAGTTAGATTTGCACATAAAACATTTGCAGTTGCTCATGCAATGAAAACAATTGACGTTGATGTTGTGTTATGGTTAGATGCTGATACCTATACATTTAGATCAATTCCAAAAGATTTTGTTTTAAATTTGTTGCCCGAAGACAAACTTGTAAACTATCTAGGACGTGGAGAAAAATATCCAGAATGCGGATGGGTAACTTACAATAGAAGACATCCTAAGATTACAGAATTTATAAATGTGTGGGTCGACTTATACAAAAATGACACAATATTTAAACACCTCGAATGGCACGACTCTTATGTTTTTTGGCAAGTTGTAAAACAAGTTGCACCAACTGACGGGGTCGATATTGGCAAAGGTGCTGGAGCCAAAGGACATCATATTTTTATCAATAGTGTACTCGGAGACTATGTTGACCACATGAAGGGTAAAAGAAAAGTTAAAGGAAAAAGTTCAGCAACTGATTTGAGATCTACACGCCAGGAAGACTATTGGAAAACTGTTGAGAATTACAATCCATTTGCAAAAAATGGTTTTGATCCTAAACAAGCAGAAGACATAATCAGTAAAGTTGCGAAAGGAACCCAAGGGAATTAATGAGAATTGCAGTGTATCCAGACAATTCTAGTTTAAACGGTAGGCCTGTTTTTGCGGCACTTATCGAACATTTAAAAGCAAAAGGTGAAAAAGTTTTTATAAATGAAGATAAAAATTGCGATGTCGCTATCATTTGGTCTGTGCTTTGGCAGGGACGAATGGAAAAGAATAAAAAAATATGGGAACAGTTTAGAGGTACAGGAAGACCTGTTGTAGTTTTAGAAGTTGGTGGGTTACGAAGAAACTCATCTTTTAAAATGGGTATAAACGGAATCAACAGAGAGGCAGATTTTGCTAATCAAACATACGATGACAAACGTTGGCCACTGTTTAATCATCAGTTTAGAGAATGGAAACAAACAGGTAATATAATTGTGATCTGTGGACAACATCACAACAGTCACCAATGGAGAGAGAATCCAGGCTTAAAATCTTACTTTAAACATTGTATCGAAGAAATACGTAGGTACACAGACAAACCTATCATTATTAGACCACATCCGCGAAATATTGTACATAATTTTCCGGAGCACAAATACAAACACGTTAGAGTAAATTTACCTAAAAGAGATTGGGGAACTTACGACGATACCGATTTTAAAAAAATACTAAATTCAACGTGGGCCGTTGTAAATCATAGTTCTAATCCTGCCATGGAGGCAGTAATACACGGTATACCTGTTTTTGTATCTGAAAAAAGTTTATGTCATGATGTTGGTAATACAGACTTATCTGATATCATGCACCCGGCAATGCCGGCTAGACAAAACTGGGCAAATCAGTTAGCATATACAGAATGGTTCACAGAAGAATTTAGAGAAGGAAAACCATGGGCAAGAATAAGAGAAAGACTATTAGAAAAGTACATAAAAAAATAATAAAACCTATACACGTTAAGATTGATAAATTAATCACATTAGCAGAATTAGGTCTAGGAGTAGAGCGACCGTTGAACAAAGAAAAACGAGATTGGATTAACAAACTAACAAAACAATCAGAACCGTTGAATCCAATATTGGTTGCACCGATCAAGGATACAGGATACTATGTTTTGTGTGATGGGTGGCACAGAGTACAGGCTACTAAAAAAATGAAAGAAGACAGCATTGATGCTCTTATTATTCCAATTAAATCTGGATTAGGATTAGCAAAAGTAAATAAAATTTTGAGAGACATTGACCAAGAACAAAAATACGGCCTAGGAGTTAGTGGGTTAATAAACAACTGGGCATTTGATAAACTAATGGAGATAGAATGAAACAAGTATTTCATATAGGTAAACGACCGGATCCTGACGAGCCAATAACATGGATACCATACGAAGGTGAGGAAATAATTGCACGTATGACAATACGCCAAGGTAAAAAAATTGAAGAGCGTGAATGGGTCGAGGATAGAGTTAAAGCAGTTCCAAAAGGAAAGGCATACTGTATAGGTAATGGCCCATCAAGAAAAGGCAAACTAGATTTAAATTGGTTGCATAACAACGGACAAACTTACGGTTGTAATGCACTGTATAGAGATTTTATTCCAACGTATTTGTTTAGTGTTGATAGATTTATGTCTGAAAAAATTGTTAAAGACAAAGTATATGAAAAAACTACGTGCTATGCACCTGCAATAGAGATGGCTAGGTCAAAATATAAATTGAATTTAATTCCTCATAACCCTCATTGGATATCAGGTAACGCCGCTTTCTGGACTGCTACAATGCACGGACATAAAGACATATACCTAATAGGATATGACTTTAGAGAATACGGTAAAGGAGAACTTAATAACATATACCAAGACACAGAAAACTACGGTAAACGAAACAGCGATACAATTTTTGAACCATGGTTACAGCAATACAAAAGTATTTGCAAAAGAAGAAATGATTGTAACTTTACTATTGTACATGACAATCCACCAGATTACATAGGTACAATACCTTTTCCAAATCATAAAATTATGTCTTATGCTAACTTTATCGAGAAAGTTGTAGACCCAAGTAGTTAAGTCTGTTTTTAAAACTATAAAATAGTTTATTGTGATTACCTGTGTTATTACGTAATTTCATTTGATACAAATGTATCATTTCGTGTACTAACGTTTCTAAAAATATTTTTTTAGTAGGATATTTAGGTAACATTTCTAAAGTGTAGTGACATGGTTTTGTTTTATAAACTGTATAAACAACCTGCCCAAATGCTCCATTTATTCTTTTAATTTTTATATCATCAAACTTTGGTAATTTATTATCAAAAATAGCACTGTTGTAGTGATCGTACCAACTAGTAATACAATGCATATTGGTATTAAACTCTGTGCTGGCACTAGGTCTCTGTAACACTTTTTCCAAATGTCTTTTAAATTTTAATGTTTTTCTTCTTTTATTCATGTTTATACGGTTGACCTTTTTACCATGTGTGTTATACTCGTGTTAATAACTGTATTTAACAGGATTTACCACTATGTTATCGACTCAGAAAATGCCCCAAACCGTTCAAGAATGCATAGAAATATTAGCATATAACGAACATTTCTGGGAAGGATTCCATGCTCATGAAAAAGATCGCAAAACAATAGGCTCACTTGCTGACACTCAATATCCATGGACAGAAAAACAAGCCATGTTAGGTTTGAGGATAATCAAGCGATATAAAACACTATTTGAAAAGTATAAAATTAGCATAGACGACTTATGTAATGACCCTCAATGGAGAGATCCTTTTAGAAAAATTGATTATGCCAAAGTTTTAGAAAAATTTACAAACGAAAATAACGAGGATCAGTTAGAAATAAGATTTCCTTATTCAGAAAAAATGATTGGATTGATACGTTGCCTTAAGGATAAACGAGGATTACCTGCAGGATATTTTAAGTACGACGGCGAAACAAAGAAATGGACTGCGAAATATTCAGATGTTGTTGCTTATTACATGACATTGATTGGAACAAGATACGATTTTGAATTTGCAGATAAAACAATGTTTGACGACTTTTATGAGATACGAGAAGAGAAAAGAAAGTTTAAACACATAAAAGTTAACGTAGGCAAAAAAAATCTTGGAGTAGACAATGCTCCTGAATCTTTAGCAGAATACTGGAAAAGCAATATTGCAACAAAACCGTTACTGCAACAAGTTGATAGTTTAAAAACATTTGGATTGTCTATTCCGATCGGCACTGATAAAGTAACATCACTTGCTGAAAAAATTGCAGTTACTACTACAAAAGAAGTTCATGTAAGTCCAGAAAAATGGAATAAAACTCAAGTACTATCTGCTTGTAAAGAATTAAATTTGTTTCCTATAATTTGTCCAGTATCGGATCTTTCTTCTGCAGAAGATATACAAGAAATGACTAATTGGTTTTTTGCATTTGCAGAACGAGAAATTACAGATAAACAAGTTGCTTGGGGTTTTGATCTTGCAAAGTATCCTATCTCAGATCCACTAGACGATAATCTCTCTAACGATAACATGGATAGTTTTGATGACCCGTATTCACATCTGTACACAAGAGAGATGACTAAAACACAAAAGAAAAATGTATATAATGAATTTAAGATATTAAACAAAAAGTCAGAAAAGAATAAGTTTATTGGTAATGATACTAAAATTATTTTTATTAGAAACAAAATACCCCGAACACTACTAAAGTCTGGAGTAAGGCCTACAACAACTTTAAGTTTTATTAGTAATTCATATGCACCTTATGGAGAAACTGTAAGGAAATGGCTTGATAATATTCAAAAAAGATTGTATTATAGTACATATACAAATTATGGAAGTGCTATAGACAAAATATGAGTTCATGTAAACTGGTAATAAAAGACGAAGTAAATGTCAAATTTGAAAATTTAGATTTGAAATGGAGACAACGTCTGCACCAAAAATTTAAATATCAGATACCTTATGCTTTTCATCTACCTGCTGTTAAGTTAGGAAGATGGGATGGAAAAATTGCATTTTTTGGATTGGGCGGTACAACCTATCTTAGTCTGGTTGAACAAATATTACCCATACTAGAAGACGGTGGTGTGTATGTTGATTTTAAAGATGAACGAGAACAACACGACTTTGAATTTAAATCTATAGACAAAAATTATCTATCTAATATTAATTGGCCTACAGGTCACCCTCAAGCAGGACAACCAATAGAATTACGAGACTATCAAGTGGACACTATCAATAAGTTTATTGAAAATCCACAATGCATACAAGAGATCGCCACTGGTGCAGGAAAGACTATAATCACTGCGGCGCTGTGCCAGTTGGTCGAACCTTATGGACGTACACTAACAATAGTTCCAAACAAAAGTCTAGTGACACAAACAGAAGAAGACTTTGTTGCTTGTAATCTAGACACAGGCGTATATTATGGTGACCGTAAAGAAGTTGGTAGATACAACACAATAGCAACGTGGCAAAGTTTAAATGTATTAGAGAAGAAGGCAAAAAACGAACACAGCACCGAGTTCAAAGAATTTGTTGAGGGCATTAACACAATTATAATTGACGAAGTACACATGGCAAAAGCAGATGTACTCAAAAGACTACTGACAGGACCATTTGCACATTGTGGCATACGTTGGGGACTAACAGGTACAGTTCCAAAAGCAGAGTATGAGTTCATGGGTATCAAGGTATCTATTGGTGATGTTATTAACAAGTTACCTGCTAAAGAATTGCAGGACAAAGGTGTACTTGCAAACTGTCATGTGAACGTGTTGCAAACGCAAGACTTAAAAGAATTTAAAAACTATCCAGAAGAATTAAAATGGCTAACTACGGACAGCGATAGAATGACATGGGTCGCTCAAACAATAAAAGATATTTCGTCATCAGGCAACACATTAATATTAGTTGATAGAATATCTGCAGGAGAAATATTACAAAAAAAAATAAAAGATTCTGTGTTTATATCGGGATCAACTAAAAATACGGAAAGGAAAGAGCACTACGATGAAGTGTCTACAGCAGAAAGTAAAATCATTATTGCAACATACGGAGTCGCCTCTGTTGGAATTAATATTCCTAGGATATTCAATCTTGTTCTTATTGAACCTGGCAAATCTTTTGTAAGAGTTATACAGAGTATCGGACGAGGTATTCGTAAAGCAGAAGACAAAGATAAAGTACAAATATGGGATATTACCAGTTCTTGTAAATTTGCAAAAAGACACCTAACACAAAGAAAAAAGTTTTACAAAGAGGCCAATTATCCGTATAATATAGAAAAGATAGATATATGAAAATTTTACAATTAGAAAATCAAACTTATACATTAGAAAAAATACCGGAATACGTAGACGATCAATTAAGATTTGCTGTATTAGATAATTCAAATCCTGCAGAGCCTGACTACTTTTTTATACCGCTTATATTTTTAGAAAGTTTTAATGCTCCAGCGGCTGTGTTAGAAATAGGTAAACACAAAATTAAGATGCCGTTGGATTGGAAGATGGTAGTAGGTGAAGCAGAGCAAGGCGAACTACACGTATTGCCCATCACAAGTTTAAATGACAGAGGTTTTGAAGCATTTACATTTAATCCTTTAACAAGTGCTAAACCAGACTTTTACCCAATAGATATTGTAGATATCTATCAAGAAGTAAAATGGTACTTTCCAAAAATTAAATCAGGACAAATACTTTGTGTTCCTTTAGAAACTAAGAAAAATCCCATATGTGCCTATTTTGTTAAAGACATTTCAAGACAATGTGAACAAATAGATTACAGCGAAGTATGGTAAAACCCAAAGGACAATCAGTTACAATACCAGCGCCGGTGTTAATGATCCCGGATGGAAATGACAAACTAGTGCCTGTGTGGATGGATAAAGGTGACTGGATACAAAATTTGATTAAACAATTACATTACTCAAAATGGCCTTATAAAAATATAAAGTATGGAGAAGGGCAACTTACCATTAGATTTATGGACAAGGATCATGCTATAATGTTTTGTTTAAGTTATGAAGGGAAAAAATATGAAACCCAAACGTAAGTTTTTTGAATTAAGAAATGGATTAAAGGCCGTTGATTTTAGAAATAAAGATTATTATGATCGTATCGATGATCACGAAAAGTCTTTGTACTCGCCTTATATGTTGATGAGATACGTATCTAGTGTATCATCAAAAGATCAATTTTATGTAGAACATTATGTAGAGATGACTAACGAATGTGTTAATAAACACTTGTTTACTTTATCTAGTAAACATAAAAAACTATGCTGGATATTAACTGCTATGTGCGGAGCATTAAAACAAGAATTTCATCCATGGATAAAAC